GTGAACCACACGAAGCATCGCTTTGTCTGCTTTGTTTCCTTCGTATCGGTTGTGACAAGAGCGACAAAGTCCCATCAAATTTTCAATGAAGTCCTTCTCTTTTGAGCCTCCCATTCCTCTTGCGTCTATGTGATGAATGTCTACCGCTTTTTGACCGCACATCTCACAAGGGATGAAGTCGGTTTCGTGGTAGTTCATTTCTTTCAGGTATACCTTGGTGTGATTCTTCATAGACGGATTATTTCTGTTCCGTGTTGTTTGACATAGTTCTGCATCGCTTGGTTATGAGCGTTAAAGTCCTCTCTTTGTTCGTTGTGTTGGTAGGATTCTTTCAGTCCTTTGAAAGTACCTCTCCCTCCGTCAATGCCTATCGTGTAGATTTTAGGTACTCGTGGACATAGGAAAGAGAAAGCAAAGCCTGATGAGTTGTGTGTTTGGTGAAGTTTCAAGTCCTTGTTTGGGTCAATAGCGAATTGCACAAAGATAGTATTGCTTGTGGTAGGTGATGAGCAAGTCCTGGTCAAGATGTACCGAGCGTTGATTGGTGACTTGATGAACTTGGTGGGGTTTTGGTAGATGATAGGATCGTGTAAAGCTGCGATGTCCGCATACTTGATCACATCAATGGCTGCGTTGATTGTCCAGATGTTGAACTCATCGGTGTGCTTCCAGTTCTCCAAACTCTGACCAGTCCCAGCGACCAACCAAGGTTTCTCCCAGAACCAATCCTCACTTGCGAGTTCTTCTACGCTTCGTAGGTTGTTCGTCATCTGCTATCTGTGCTGCTTGAGTTTCCTTCTGTTGTGCTTCTGCTCGGATGATTAGAGAGTAGAAAGCCTCTACAAAGCAAGTGGAGCAAGTTGGCATCGGTCTTCCCATTTCGGTTTGGTAGATGTTGCGGAGTCGGACTCCTTGTTCGGGAGTCACTCGGAAAAATCCTGACTGCTTCCATTGTGCAAACAACGGAGAGAGTTCAAGGACAAAGTCAATGTCTTCTGTGGTCATATAAAAAATGAATAAAGGGTTTGAGTAACGAGTAGGAATGCTACCCACTTGATGTCGGTTTTTGGGCTATAATGTTTCATTTATGGCTCAATGTGTGTGATTTTTATTTCTTTAATGACGGAATTTAGCCAAATAGCGTCAGTTAAGTGACGGAATTTATAGATAGCGGTTGATTGTTGTTGACAGCCACCCAGAGAGAGCAGCAAAGGCAATGCCACTCCACCCGTAAAGTGGAACAAAGAGCAGAAGCCCAATCCACCATCCCATACAGAGTTCACAAGTGAAGGGTTTAATCTTCGCCTTCCAACCTATCTCTGAGACAAATATGATGGAGAGACAACTGACTCCGACTATTTCTAATAAGGTATTCATTATTGATTTTTATTTTAAGTTCGTTCACCACTCGGAGGATTTCTTGACGGCTAATGTCTGTAACTCGTGCAATGGCTCTTGCTGACCTCGGTCTGATGTTGTCATCGCCTTTTGACCAGAGTTCCCAGATTCTGCTCTCATACCAATCGCATTTCTCAAGGACGGCATCAATTGCCTCTTGATGGTGTTCGGTGTAGGGTTCATCTTCGCACTCAATCTCCACCTGGCTTGTATCCTCCATTCCTATTGGTCGGAGAAAGTTCTTCTCAAAGGATGTCCGTTTGCCGTAGAACTGATTCAAGATGATGCGAGACACAAACCCAGCCCAGTATCCTGATTCGTATTTTTCTACAATCCAAGATTCGGACTTCTCGCAAAGGATGAGGAAGAGTTCTTGATACAGGTCTGACGCAAGTTCTTTGCCTACCTTGATACAAAAACCCCTCACCCAATCCTCACGAGTCAATTCGGATATGATTTCCTCTTTTGTGATATTTCAAAGTTTGTTCAAATTTGTTGGTTATTTTCCACAAGTTCTCAACTCAACAAACTCCCAGCCGTCTTTCTCGTACTTCTTCCGGTAGAATTTGACTTGGGCTTCTGTGGCACAACAGATATCAGATTGATTGATACCTTTCCGCATCACGAGCAGCCAAGATTTCCCTGGCGTGTATGTAGGTTTGGATTTCAACGAAATTTGATTTAGGTAATGAGATAAGGTCTTGAATTTGTCGGTATCCGTGAATGGCGGTTGAGTGGTCTCGGAGCATAAACTGACCTAATTGCAACCAAGAGAAACCAGCCCTTCTTCCAATGTAGAAGAACACTTGTCGGGCAATGACATTGTGACGCTCTCTGTTGGGTGACCTCATCTCAGAGATTTCTACTCCTGAGGCGTGAGAAACGGCTCTTGCTATTTCATCAAGTGGTGCATTGCGGTTGATTGGATTCTCTAAATCTTGCAAGAGGATTTTGTACTCCTTGATGGCTTGTCTTGCATTGGCAAGGTTTGACCAGAGCGTCTGACACTTCTTCAGAAGGCGAGTGTTCTGGATTTTGAGTTCGGTGTTTTCTTTATATAGGTCTTTCATAATAGTTTACCTTGAATAATTCCTGGCTTTGACCATTGGTCTGCCATTGCCTTAGCAATCCCAGCAAAAGTGGTGCTGCTTTCTTTCCAGTTTTTTGCAGTACCAAAATTATAAGATTGCCCTCTTTTCTTACCTCCAGTATTAGATGGTAGAAAAGGCTGATGATCATTGACAATTTGAGTTGGCCGTAGCTTTGGTAAATTTTTCAACCATAGCAATGTTCGTTTGGAATAAGGATGACCAAATTCGTAAGGTTGAATAGATTGAGTTGCCTCTGGCATTTTTAATATTTGTAATGGTGTAGGGTTTTCAATTGCTATCATTTTGATATTTGAGTTGTATAACCTCAAAAAAAATTCTTTTGCCTTCAAAGCTTCTTTTAATCTATCTTTATTGATTTGCCCATTTCCGTGCATCCATCTCGCTCCTGCTCTACTAATATAAGTACAAGGAGGATGAGCGATCATCATATCCCATCCGTCATTGATTATATCAAAAACATCACCAGTGTAGTGAGGGCCAGGTACATCGGTTTGGAGCAAATCACAACTCATTGCATCGTGTCCAAGTTGCAAAAAAGCATCTCTCACAGTTCCACTGTATTCACAAGCTATTAAAACTTTCATTCTGTAAATTTTGTAAGTGACCCGGTGAACTTGACATCTATTGTCACACATTCTCCGTGTCGGTTTTTTGCAATCATTAATTCAGCATCCTCTGTTTCGGGTTTCTCGTCTTGATAGTAGGCTGGTCGGTAAGGAAACAGAATCGCATCAGCGTCTTGTTCTATCGCTCCTGACTCTCTTAGGTCGGAAAGCATTGGTCGGTGGTCTGAGCGTTGCTCTACTGCTCTTGAAAGTTGTGAGAGAGCAATGATGCAGATGCCCAACTCCTTAGCAATAAGTTTGAGGTTGCGAGAAATCTCAGCGACTTCCTCTTGGCGATTTGCCTTTGTGCCTTTCATTAGTTGGATGTAGTCAATCACAACCAAGTCCAGTCCGTTCTTCTGCTGGTGGATTTTTAATTTGCCGAGCAGTTTGTCAATCCGTATAGAGGTATCATCATCCAACCACAGAACTGGGTTGTCTGCGATCGTGTATTCAACGATGCGGTCAATGTGTCCTTGAGAGAGAGAGTTGCTTCTGATTTTGTAGTTCTCAATGTGTGTTTCGTGGGTGAGGATTCTTCGTGCCAATTGGTCAACCGACATCTCTAAAGAAAGAAAGAGAACCTTGTATCGCTCTGCTGCCAACAAAGCCCAAGTCATTGCAATGGCTGACTTACCCATTCCGGGTCTACCTGCACAGATGATTAGGTCTCCTCTGTTCCAACCTCCTAAGTATTTGTCTAAGTATCTCCAACCGGTGATCATTCCATTGGTAGCATCTTGGCGTTGGAACGCTTCGCAGATGTCATCACAAGCTTTGTTAATTGCTTTGCGTGATGTAATCGGCTCTCTGTCCATCTGGATGGTAGCGGAAGAGATTAAGGTGGTCAGTTGAGAAACGATGTCTCCTTTGGTATCTATCTGAGCAAGTCCTGCAACCAGTTGCTCGTGTTCAAACTTCTTGGCGAGTTGTTTGAGGTAGGCATCCACTTGGGTGTACTCCGTTGCCATCCCTTGAATCATAACCAAGCGTCTGAAATCCATTGTGTCCTTCAACTCAATCAAAATGTTGTGATTGTTCAAAGGCTTAGATGACAGATAGAGTTCTTGAATCTTAGCGATGGCTTTGTCTATTGGTGACTCAAACCAGCGATGATTAACGGCAAGTAGTTTGACTCGTGTTGTTTCGTCAAACATTGCCGATGCGAGGATATATTCCGATGGACTCATAGTGTGGCTTTTTTGTATTTAGGTGCTGCAAGTTCGGATTTTTGGTCAGAAGAACGAATCCAAGTTCTGACACTTGCTTTCCAATCCTTCATCTTGTTCTTGCCTACCATCCATCCTTTTGAAGAGTAAAAGTCAATAAAGCGTTCAGCATCAAAACCTGGAAACTCTGAATTGATTTCTTCCTTCGTAGGAGGTGTAAATCTCTTCTTACTTATATCATTGTCATTTACATTATCATTATCATTTACATTATCGGCATTTTTGGCATCGTTTGGTATGCGGTCGGATGCGGTCGCATCCCATCGCTTACGAGCGTTTGCGGAGTTGCGT